CAAACTCTTTCTGATCTTGTAAATATGACAGTTTCTAGTGAATTTGTCAAGGCTGTTAAAACTGTTGTTATGACAGCTGCCGGTTTGCGTTTCTTTTCTAAAGAGACTAGTGTGAATATTTACAAGGTTGTTGGGAGACCAGAATCAATGAGTGTTGGGTCTTTGATACAGACTATGTTTGAAGCTTTGATCCAAGTTGTTAGAGTAGCTGAGGCGTTGGCCGCAGGTTGCTCATGGAGTGAAGCTTTATTTACTAAAGATCCAATCTCCACATATATTGCTAGTGCACGTGAACTTTTAGTTTACAAGGACAAGCTTTATAGTGGTCTGCCTACTCCAGGTATGATGGATAGATGTTTTTTCGTCACAAGAGCAAAAGAAATTATGTTGTTTTTTGATACGGCGATGAAGAAAATGTCTCCATTGTGCAAAGAGTACAGAGAAATGTCTGCTTATAATTTGCAATTGTTAAGTTGTGTTTGTGAAATTGACGCCGCTGTTAAGTCGGCATGTCGAATTCAACCAGCTGCTATTGTTATTCATGGCAAACCAGGTGTGGGAAAATCTTATATCCTACAACATATTGCTGCTACGCAAAGTAAGGTGATGAATCGTGAGTTTCAACAATCGTTCATCTATCCTCGCAATTGCACGTCGCAATATTGGGAAGGATATTTACCTTTTTCTCATCCTATACTCTGGTATTCTGAGTTGGGAGCTAAGGCTGTTGGTTTAGTCAAAACAGCTGGTGATGTTCTAATTGATGAACTCACCTCAGTAGTTAATACTTTACCATTTTCCTGTGATATGGCCTTTGAAGGCAAGGGAAAAGTTTTTGTATTAGCGGAGTTAGTTTTGATTGACACCAATAATGTCAGTTTAAATTTACCACTTCTTGTCAACAACCCTGCTGCTTTTGAGCGCAGGTTTTTGTATGTTGAGCCTATTGTTAAAGAAAAATATAGGCAAGAAGGTTCTTGTTTATTGGACTCTTCCAAGTGTGAAGATGGATCCGATTTTATGGACAGATGGTATTTTAAAGTTGTTTCTAAAGTTCCTGTCTCTGCCACGCACTCTAATGTGATTGAACACTTGAGTGGTGATGAAAAATGTGACGTTCATGCGTTTACAGATTTCCTTGTCACTTATTTTCGAAAGCATTATGCTAAGGGCAAAGATCTTCTTGAAAAGACCCAAGCTGATCGCATTAATACCATTTATGGTTCTATATTAAAGCGTGAAGCTGAAAGTGTGATAGATGTCACAGCTGAAGTGAAGGATTCCGTTGAATTACGTGAGGCCTTTACCTTGGCTAATGTTCTTGATGCTGGCGAAGTTATCGGAATGGGTGTTGGTTTGGATGAACCTCCCTTATTTGATGACGAAAAGTATGCCGCAGGTGAACATTCTATGATATCTTCTGATAGTTTTATGGAAGATGTGCGTGCAAAAATATCTGAAAAGTGTAATATTATTACGCGACCCACTGTTATGAATGTTGTTAATGCTGGTATAGACGTTGTCTCCACTGGAATGCATTTGTTGGGTTGCCATTTGACATACGCTTTTCTATGGGGTATGAATGCTGCATATTCACGTTCTGATTTAAAGCATTCTCGCAAATCAATTTGG